TGGCCGCTGGCTTGCAGTCGGTGTACCTCGACGACACCCCGATCCAGAACCCGGACGGCAGCTACAACTTCACGGGGGTCACGCTCGAAACCCGACCCGGCACCCAGCAGCAAAGCTACATCCCTGGCTTCTCCTCGGTAGAAAACGAGGTGGCCGTGGGGGTGGAATGCAAGGCCAACCAGCCGGTGGTGCGAACCATCAACGACCCGGATGTGGATGCCGTGCGCATCAAGGTCAGCATCCCGACCCTGACGCTGCAAGACACGACTAACGGTGATCTGAACGGGACCTCGGTCAGCTACGCCATCGATGTGCAGGGGCATGGCGCAGGTTTTGTACAGGTCCTCTCGGACACGGTCTCGGGCAAAACCACCTCACGCTACCAGCGCAGCTACTACATCCCTTTAACCGGCACCGGTCCCTGGGATGTGCGCCTGCGTCGCATCACGGCCGACTCCACGCAGACCAGTCTGCAGAACAAGACGTTTCTGGAGTCCTACACCGAGGTCATCGAGAGCAAGCTGCGATACCCCAACAGCGCCCTGATGGCACTGCGGGTGGATGCCTCACAGTTCACCTCAATTCCTCGGCGCAGCTATGACTTAAAGCTCCTGCGCGTTCGGATCCCCTCGAACTACTTTCCCGAGACCCGCTCGTATGCCGGGGTTTGGGACGGAACCTTCAAGGTGGCCTGGACGGACAACCCCGCCTGGTGTTTCTATGACCTGGTGACAAACACACGCTACGGGCTGGGCAGTTTCATTCCCGAGTCGCAAGTGGACAAGTGGGCGCTGTACCGGGTGGCCCGCTACTGTGACGAGCTGGTTCCCAATGGCCTGGGTGGCTACGAACCGCGTTTCACCTGTAACCTGTACCTGCAAAGCCGCGAGCAGGCCTACAAGGTGGTGCAGGACATGGCCTCGATTTTCCGAGGCATGGCGTACTGGTCGGGCGGTGCCATCACGGTCACCCAGGACGCGCCACAGGATGCGGTCTACCAGTTCACGGCTGCCAACGTCATCGATGGCGAGTTCGCCTACCAGGGGTCGTCTGCCAAGGCACGGCATACGGTGGCCCTGGTCAGCTGGGTGGATCCCGATGATTTCTACCGCCAGAAGGTGGAATACGTCGAGGACATGACGGGCATTGCACGCTATGGTGTGGTGCAGGCCGATGTGGTGGCCATGGGCTGCACGTCACGTGGCCAGGCCAACCGGGTGGGCAAGTGGCTGCTGTACTCCGAGCAGTCCGAATCGGAAATCATCACTTTCCGCACGGGGCTGGAGGGCGCTGTTGTTCGTCCTGGCGATGTCATCAAGGTTGCAGACAGCAGCCGGGGTGGCCTGCGCTTGGGCGGTCGCATCGCTGCGGCCACCACAGTGAGCGTGACGCTGGATCAGGACCTGCCCGCCGGTTCGTGGCGGATTTCGGTGGTGCTGCCCACCGGGGCGGTGGAGGAGCGGCAGGTCGGATCTCTGTCTGGCCGCACGGTTGGTGTGACCAGCGCATTTTCCACAGCGCCTCAGGCGGGTGCCATCTGGGTGCTGGCCTCCACGCAGGTGGAAGTCCAACTGTTCAGGGTGGTTCAGGTTGCCGAGAGCGAGCCGGGCATCCACGAAGTGACGGCGTTGGCCCACAACCCGGACAAATACGGGGCGATCGAGCAGGGTCTGGCTCTGCAGCCACGGGACATCACGGTGCTCTCGAGCACGCCTGCAGCGCCCACGGGCTTGGTGGTGACCGAGAGCCTGTACCGAGTCAAGGACCAGGCCCTCGTGCTCATCCAGGTGGGCTGGGAGCAGGTCTTTGGCGCGCTGGAGTACCAGGTGAGCTACCGGGTCAATGGTGGCAATACCATCACCTTGCCCCGCGTCTCCAGCACCTATCTGGAGATCCGCAACGCCGAAGCCGGGGACTATGTGTTCACGGTGCGGGCGGTGGGAGTCTCCGGCAAGCTGGGGCAAAGCGCCACGCTTAGCCAGGCCATCCTGGGCAAGCTGCAGCCGCCCGATGATGTGCAGGACTTTTTTGTCCTGCGCCGCACGACCGATCTGCTGCTGAGCTGGAGCGCCAACACCGATGCCGACCTGGCCGGGTACGAGGTTCGCGTTGGCACGGGCTGGGATGCGGGTACTCTGGTTGGGCAGACCGCTGGCACCCAGCTCGTGCATGACCAGAGTGAATCTGGCCAGTACAACTACTTCATCCGGGCCTTCGACACCTCGGGCAAGTACAGCCAGCACGTCACCACCTTTCTGTTGACTCTGCTGGCACCTGCTGCGGTTCGACAGTTCGATGTGGTGCAGTCAGCCAACCGGCTGGAGTTTCGGTGGCTGCCCAATGCCGAGCCCGAGGTGGTGGCCTATGAGCTGCGCGAAGGCACGGCCTGGGACACTTCGATCTTCATTTCCGAGGTGAAGTCCAGCAGCTTCACGCTGCCCTCGGGTTTTGACGGTGAGCGCAGTTTCTGGATCAAGGCGATCGCATCGCCCGGCATCTACTCGGATGAGGCCACCTTTGTCTCTACCGTGGTGGCCCAGCCGCAAAACGCCAACCTGTTGGTGACCATCGACGCCCAGGCCACCCGGTTCCCCGGTGTGAAGCACTTTGCCTCGGTCGAATCGGTCAACAGCGAGGATGTACTTCGCATGGACAGCGGGGTGACGCAGTCGGAGTACCTCTTTGAGGTCAACCTGCCCACCAGCTACCGGGCGCAGAACACATTGCTGGCCAGCATCGGTGCCACTTTGGACGACCGAGAGACCTGGTCAACGGCGAACTATGTCTGGAGCAGCAATGCGGCCAAGCGGCAGTGGACCTATGACGGTGCCCTCAAAAGCATCGAGGCGCGGTTTCAGATGGCGCGGGAAGATGCGTTGCAGGCCGGAGAGCTCTATGGCTGGCGTCTCAACGGGGCGCTGTCGGGGTATGGAAGCCCGGGTAATGGTGAGGCCGTTGGCGTGAGTTATGGCGACGGGCGCTACGGCAGCGGGGTGCTGGTCAAGGACACGACCCGGGTCTCCTGGGCCGTAAACATCCCCGGCATCTTCCATGTGAGCTTCTGGTTCATCCCCAACCAGATCACCACCTCGGTCATCTGGACAGCCACTGGTGTCGGGGTGAGCCTGCTGGTCGGCTTCGATGCGGTGGCGAGTTCCTTCTTCCTGGAGGACCAGCTATTCAACCGGATCGTGGTGCCATACCCCGTGAACGTCAGCGACCGAATCTGCCTCGGTGTATGCCAGACGGCCACCGAGCGCAGGCTCTTTGTTGGAAAGATGGGCGGTGAGGTGCAGAGCGCAAGCAAGGCGCTGGCCCTCTCGACCGGATACACGGCACTCAAGCTGTATTGAACGGGGGAATTCCCCAAACACGGGCGCTGCATCGCAAGGTGTGGCGCCCATTTCATTTGCAAACCCCAAAGAAAGGGAATGACCCATGATGGAAGAGGGCATGAGCATCAAAGGCTCGATTACGCTGGTGCTGGCCAAGCCCACGGGCGAGGTCGAGGTGGTCCACAAGGACAACATCATCGTCAACGGCGGCTTCGACTTCGTGGCCGATGCCATTGGCAACTCGGGTAGCCGCCCGGGTGTCATGGGCTGGATTGCGGTGGGCACCGGCACCACGGCCGCTGCCGCCACGCAGACGGCACTGGTCACCGAGATCAAGCGCAACGCGGCCACTTACGCCCACACCGCTGGCACCAAGGTGTTCACCTTCACGGCCAGCTACGCAGCAGGCGACGCCACTGGGGCGCTTACGGAAGCGGGCGTTTTCAATGCCGCCACGGCGGGCATCATGTTCGACCGGGTGGTCTTCCCGGTGGTGAACAAGGGGGTGGACGACAGCCTCACGGCCGTCTTCACCTTCACCATGAGCTGATCGGGCACCTGAAATGGCCGAGACCGTCAACGTCTCCAGCTCCCCGGGGGCCAATTACAGCTGGTCCTCTGGCACGTTCACCTGGGGGAGCGCCACGGCAGGCAAGAACTGGTCAACGGCATACCCGGCTGTTTACGCCCTGAGCGTGGCCACGGACCTGAGCTTTGCCGAGCTGTTTCAGAAACTGGGCATCAAGCGCAGTTCCGAGGGCCTGGCCTTTGCAGAAAAGCCCAGCCGGGCGGTGACCCTCAGCAAGTTCGAGACCTTGAACTTCGTGGAGACCTACACCGACCTGATCGCTTTCGTGCTGCGTTTCGTGGAGT